TCCAGAGTACCATCTTCCATTAAATCAGAAAGCAAATTTAAGTATTGATACTCTTCGTGTTTATCCGATGAATTCATATCACGGTTTTTATACTTGTTGATTTCCACCACGTTTTTTAACATTATACATATTCATTAAAGTATTTTTTAAACCATTTTTTATTATCCATACGTATATTATTATTTACAATATTAAAATATTTAAAATATTTAAAATATTTAAAATATTTATAGCATATATATTATGTTTTCTGAAGGCGATGACGTGTATATCAAAAAATATATGGGAAATTCATTAGAACCTGATAAGAATAAAATCTATAAAATTGAACACATTTTTTCATTTTGTCATTCTGGTCATGGAACCTTATTTGAAAAAAAAGCTATTTTTAATAACGGACGTGTACAACTTATTTATACATATGACATGTTTACCAAAGAAAGAATTTTTTATGTTGATAAAATTCCTTATTATAAAACTTGGTTTTGCTGTATATAATTTACTCTAACATCTGCAAACGTATTTTTTGTTTTAATTTCGTTTGATCCATAAATAGATATATTTTAAATTGCTGTCTTTTAAAATTGTCCACCTCACTTCGTACTGTTATTCGAGACGCCATTTTTAATTCAGGTAAATAAACTATATACTGATATAACCCATCGTTTCGCTGTATTTTGTCAAATACATAACCATCATACGTCTTTTCTAATACATCTGGATTCGTAAAACACATATGTAACATGGTACAATCTATTTGTATTTTACGAATTGCTCTCATCGTCACATTTACATATTCCAATTCAGATATCCATTGATTATAAAATTCTAGTGCATCTTTACTTAATTCTAACATTTCATTATTTATTTGAAATCGTATCATATTTAACAAATCCACCAATCGTCTTATTGGCGAAGTGATATGAATATATGATTCTAAATTCAGTAATTCATGCTTTTTTGAATAGTCGGTACTATATTGCCCCGCTGAACTACCCCATACTTTTAAAAATTTGGTTACTTCCTCCGGTACATCTACCGGTATTTCATTTTCTTTTCCAAATGCAGCAGACCGAAATATTCCGTTGCCACTTTTTATCATCTCTTTACCACATTCATAATTCATTAGTATCATTAAATATGTTATTACATCATAACTATTCGCAATTTCACTTGTATATTTATGTTTACGGTTTAAATCACATACTATATTTTTTAATAAGTTATAATCTTTCATATATAACAATTTATCTTCTTCATATCTATAATTTTTTACTACTTTTATTGAACAAGTATGAAATGATATATTCGTTATTTCATTATCTATTATTTCTAGGTCTATCGCAAAAGCAAATCGGGTCTGATTTTCTTGTAAACTACATAAACAATCAGATAGTACACTTGGCATCATCGGTCTTTTTCGATCAGGTAAATATATAGTTGAAACACGACGTGAAAATGATTTCCACAGCCCCAATAATTCTATCCATATAACTACGTTTGATATATATATACTTATTATTGATTTGTTATCTATTTTGGTTATTCCTATAGCATCATCATAATCAGCACAACCTTCACCGTCAATTGTAAATATATTTTGAGAAGTACGATCTTCCATATTGGGATATTTGTCTTTTATTAAATCTATAAATTCCAGATGAGATTTACTTTTTAATGCATTTGATGTTGCACGATTAAATCCCTGTATTGAGGCGTTTAAACTTTTACAATATAACTGATATTCATAAAAGTTATCTAATTTATCTACGTTTCCTATATTATCACATAATTTGCCATGTGGATGTTTATTACTCCAATTTAAATATTCAAATGTTACATACTTATTCAAAAGTCTCTTTTTAAACCCCATCTTTTTTATCTCATATGGTACTAGAAATACAGGTAGTCTTCTATCATCTGGAATACATCTATACAAATTTCGTCCATTCAACTTTCCGTAAGTTTTATTTTGATCTAACACCAATACACCAGGCATATTTTCTACCGAGTGAACTGTCGAATGTAATAACTTAGATTTGTTAAATTCATCTAATTCAAATACATCACCACTAAATAGCTTTTCATCTATTGGATCCACCCCGGGATTCTCTACTTCTTCTAATGATATTGCATTAATAAAACTATAAGCCGTATATTCTCGGTCGTCTATATATATTCGGTATTGCTTGTTCATATTTTTATTGTAATCTATATTTTATATATTTTTAAAATAATATATCAATTTTTTTAAAAAAACCCGTTGTTTAGGTTATATTTTTTTATAATATTATTATACAATCCATGGATAACCCACATATTTTATGGTTTAAAGATTGCTCTTATAAAAATAAGCATTTAGTTGGCGGTAAATGTAGCTCACTCGGCGAGCTTTACTATTTAGCCCATGATATAACATTCGATATTGCAGATGGCTTCGCTATTACTACAATTTTATATGATGAGTTTATTGAACAAAATAATTTAAATAAACAAATAGAAACCACACTTCAAACATTAAATACAGAAGACTTAGATGAACTCAATAAGGGAGCTGACTATTTAAAACAGCTCGTCAAAAACGGTAACTTCAATCCAACGCAAATAAGCAGTATTATTGAAAATTATAATGAATTATGTGAATTATTTAATTGTAAACAAGACGAATTACAAGTGGCTGTACGTTCTAGTGCACTAGCTGAAGACCTACCAAATGCATCATTTGCTGGACAACAAGACACCTATTTAAATATTAAATCTTCAACTTCATTACTTGAATCCGTTAAGGAGTGTTTTGCATCTTTATTTAATGCAAGGGCTATTTCTTATCGTAAAACTCATAATATTCAATTGAAAGATGTCAAAATATCAGTCGCTATTCAAAAAATGGTTCGTTCGGATATTGGATCAGCAGGTGTTGCATTTTCGATTGACCCTGAAACTGGTTTTAATAAAGCAATTGTTGTAAATTCTTCTTTTGGGTTAGGAGAATTAGTCGTATCTGGTGGTGTTAAACCCGATGAAATCATTTTGGATAAACGCTTATTACGCCATATCGATGCTGATCCTATTATTACTAAAAATAAAGGGCATAAAAATACTAAAATTATTTATGATAATACCGGGAATGGCGTTACTGAAATTAATACTACCAGCCATGAAAAAAATACATATAGTATTACTAATAATCAGGTTATTGCTTTGGGACGATATGTACTACTGCTGGAAGAAAGCTATTCTAAATTGATGGGGAAAAACATAGGGGTGGACGTTGAATGGGCTATCGATGGTATTGATAATAAAATTTATATTATTCAAACACGCCCTGAAACTATTCATAGTAACGAACAAGATAATTTGGAATTAATTAAATATAAATTAACGGATCAAGGCAAACATTTAATTACCGGTGTTGCTGTGGGTAATAAAATTAGTAATGGTAAAGTAAAAATTCTAGAATCTATGAAACAATACAAAATGTTTCAACAAGGAGATATATTGGTTACTGATATGACTACCCCGGATTGGGAACCATTAATGAAAATTTCATCCGGTATTATTACAAACAAAGGAGGACGCACATGTCATGCGGCAATCGTTGCACGTGAATTAGGATTAAATGCTGTGGTTGGTGTCGGTAATTGTACAGAGGTATTAAAAGACAATCAATCTGTTACTATTAATTGTTCTAACGGGGAAACCGGTATTATTCATGAAGGAATATTGAAATTTGAAATAGAAAAAATACAAATTAAACGTGACTTAAAATTACCCATTAATCTTATGTTAAATGTCGGTAATCCTGAAAATAGTTTTATTAGTTCTATGATACCAAATAGTGGGGTTGGGTTAGCTCGTATGGAATTTATTATAAGTAATTATATTAAAATTCACCCTTTAGCATTATGTGATTATCCAAAAATAAAAGACGAAGAAGTGAAACAACTAGTGTTTAACGAATTGGGAGACGATCATCATAACGGAAAAAGGTATTTTGTTAAACGTCTCGGGCGAGGCATGTCCAAAATTGCTTCCGCATTTTATCCACGTAAGGTTGTTGTTCGTTTATCAGATTTTAAATCAAATGAATACAAAAATTTAATTGGAGGAAAATTGTATGAACCAAATGAAGAAAACCCTATGATCGGTTGGCGGGGAGCTTCCAGATATTATTCTCCAGAATATGAAAAAGCGTTTGAACTTGAATGTGAGGCTATTAAATATGCACGTAATAAAATGAAAATGACAAATATTATTGTAATGATTCCTTTTTGTCGTACTCCTACTGAATGCGAATTGGTCATTAACAAAATGAAAAGTTATGGATTAATTAGGGGAGAACACGAATTACAAATTTATTTAATGTGTGAAATACCATCAAACGTTATTGAGGCAGATTGTTTTAGTCCATTAATTGATGGAGTTTCGATTGGGGGGAATGACCTTTTACAGCTTACGTTGGGGGTTGACCGTGACAGCGAACGGATTACTCATCTGTCAAATGATGCAAATTTAAGTTATCGACGTATGATTGAAATGGCAATCTCAACTTATAAAAAACACGGTGTAAAGGTCGGATTTTGTGGACAACAGCCATCGGATAGTATTGAATTTTGTAATTTTCTTATTGATAAAGGTATTGATTCAATTTCGGTTACTCCGGATTCAGCAATAAATACTATTTCAAATATTGGCAAGGAGTAAATCATATATGTAATAATATTAAAAATATTTTTATTACATATTATATAATGAATACCAAATTTGTATTGTTAAGACATGGTAGATCTTCTTGGAATACATTTAATAAATTCACAGGTTGGAGAGATGTTCCATTATGTGACACCGGTATTAAAGAATCATATATAGCAGGAAAGTTGCTCCAAAAATTAGACATGAATTTTGAGTATGCTTTCTCTAGTAATTTAATACGTACAACACATACTCTTTCATATATAGAGAAGTGCGTCCCTATTAAAAATGTTATTTATAACAACGCAATTCAAGAACGTAATTACGGAGATCTTACTGGAAAAAATAAAGATCAAATTTTAGATGAATATGGTTCTATTAAATTACATAAATGGAGGCGTTCTTATTATGGCAGACCTCCAAACGGGGAATCACTTGATGATGTGCTAAAAAGAAGTAAATTGTATTTTGATAATGAAATTTTACCTCTAATTCACAATAATAACAACGTATTAGTTGTTAGTCATGGTAATACAATTCGTGCTTTATTTGTTCATTTGGGCATATACAACACAACCAATATTGAATTATGTGAAATTCCAACAGGACGACCCTTTATTGTTGATATCAAAAATAAAAAGTTTGAACTTTTATTTTAAATTATTAGAATGCCATACAAATAATTGTAAAACACATCCTATAATTAACATACACAATAGACAACTAATCAAACCGAAATTATGATCATCATCATGTAAATATAAGTTATTGTGTAAATATAATTTTTTCCCATTATTAAGAGGAGGACCATTCTTACGAAACATGTTTATGGATTTATATTTGTTTATCATTTACATTTAAATTAATTTAACTAGATAATATATTTAATACATCTTGTAAATTATATGCATCATCCTCTATTATTGGTTTAATTTCTTTAAAATACATTTGTATTTTTTTACTGCTTTCATCTATTTTTTTATATTTTTTTACTTTATCTAACATATATCTAATATTATCTAAATGTTCCATAAATAATTCGTTTAATTCGAAATAAGTAGTCAAAATATTCACACTATACGAATCATGAATTGATATATCAATAATTCGAGGTAAGTATATTTTATAGTTAGCATCAATATGTTTTACATGTTCTTTTGTAAATTCGGGTATTTCAAGTTGCCCTATATTATTTTCTATGTCACGATACATATATTAAAGTGGTAATTAATAAAAAATTGATTATAAATTATTTAAATATATTAATTTAAATAATTATACTATGGCAGAAGTAAAACTAACAAGGATTCAACGTAAAGAACAACTAGAGAATATGATGCTCGAAGTTGATAAGGAGACAACAGAAGACCTTATAGAAGATAATATAAAATTATATATGGGAGACTGTATTGAAAAGATGAGTTTAATACCAGACGATAGTGTAGATTTAGTTTTATGTGATCTTCCATATGGAACTACCAAATGTAAGTGGGATACCATTATTGATATAAATAAACTATGGGAACACTACAAAAGGATTGTAAAGAAACCACATGGAGTTATATTGTTATTTGGTCAACAGCCATTTACGAGTATGTTAATATCTTCTAATTATGAATGGTATAAATATAACTTGATTTGGAAGAAAAATAAAACAACGCAATTCTTACTTGCTAATTATAGACCGATGAAGTGCACAGAAGATATATGTGTATTTTCAAAGGGAGGTGCTGCGGCAGCTTCAAGACATAAGGGAAATATGACGTATAATCCACAGGGTCTAGAACCTGTAAATATAAAAAAGAAAAATAGCAAGGAGAGAATCGGAAAAATGTTAAACCAACCACATCATTTAGGGCCTAATAATAAATTAATAAGTGATAGTGAATATACACAGAAATTTACAAATTATCCAAATGAATTAATTGGGTTTGATATAGAATATGATACAGTACATGAAACACAAAAACCAGTAAAACTTATCGAATACTTGATAATGACATATTCTAATGAGGGGGAAACTGTTTTGGATAACACTATGGGTTCAGGTACAACTGGAATCGGCTGTGTTAATACAAAAAGAAAGTTTATAGGAATAGAACTGGAAGAGAAGTATTTTAAATTGTCAAAGTATCGTATTGCAAATAACTAATAATCATAATCATAATCATAATCATAATCATAATATTTTCTCTAATACGTGTGATATTTTTTCATATGACGCAAAAATTATCCCTTGCCCTGGAATAACCCGCATTAATCTTGGTATTAGTCCTTTATAAAACGCATAAACCCCCTCTTTCTTTATAATTATACGAATACAATTAAGAGTGCTATTGTATTGATGTGAATTTAATCCTTGCATTCGAGTTTTAACAACGTCTATCGGATTATTACATAGTGTGCTTATTGATCCACCTATCATACCACCAATAAATGATTGAGATGTTGTTATTTTTTGGTTACCATTAATATTCATTATTGCATTTTTATAAATTCCATAAGACATAAATCTTAATCCTTGATTTGTGCTTTGTTTTAATATTGTAGGTATTAACCCATTATAAATACCCAATACACCTTCATTTTTTACAATTCTCTTAATACCATTATAAAATCCATTATTCATTTCAATCAATTTAGTTTTAAGTGTTTCTTGAGGTGTTACTACTAATATTGCCTCGGTTACCCCCGCCATCATACCAGCAGTTAAATTTTTAATAGGCATATCCTCATTATTAGTATTTTTAATGATTAAGCTATGAAAAAAAGAAAAAGAGCCAAATTTTATTCCCGCTTTTGGTATAGCAAATCCTAATGCTGGAACCATACCTCTATATAATCCAACGGCACCATATTTATTAATTTGTTGGGTTGCACAATCTATCATTCCTTTATATTTTGGGGTTTGCTTATTTGTTTGTAATTGTAATAAAGTCTTAGTATATTCAGTTGGCCATATTACAATAGTTTCTAAACCACCAGCAATACCCCCGGATAATATAGGAATATAAAGGTTCGTTTTATCCATTATATTTAATAATTATATTTTCTTTTTTATATGCTGAACGGTTATGTACTTTATGAAAATAATACTCAAAACCAATTTTACAAACCATTAATATTGGAATATAAGTATAGTTATTACCAAAAATAAATAAATATAATAAATATTCTTTTATAAAATCAAAAAACAATATTATATAATTACTATCTTCGGTTAAATAGAATAATAAAACACCCGTAATTCTATATAAAATTAAAAACAATAATAACCCATCAAATTTAAATAACAATAATAATAAAAAATAGGAAACACTATCACATATTTTATCATGTAACTGATAATGTAATGTTTTGGTGCATTTTTTACTATTTAACTTCGTAAAAAATGTATCTACCA